GACTGCACCGCCAGATGTATTCTGTATGGTATCTGCTTTTAATGTACTCATAGTGTCACCAATGTTCCACCGCTATCTACGGTCAATGTTACACCAGATGCTATGGTAAGCGGTCCAGTTACGTTAGCATTCTCAGTTCCGACAATGGTAATGTCCGAACTCAACGTCTGGGCATTGATACGAAACATGCCGTTATTCTTAAAGTTACCCTTGAACTCATCAGGTGGAGTAACGGAACCTGAAGTTAAATCTAGGAAGTTTACAAAGATGTTTGCAGTGCCACTAGAAGGAGCAGCAGTAAAGGTAAGGGTAACACCATCAGGAACAGTGTAAGCACTGGCAGCATCTTGGACAACGCCATCAACAGATACGATGATACTTTGCTTAGTAGCAACCGTGCGATTCAAGGTGAATGTGGTTGTTGAACCATCGCCATTAAACTGTTGTACCGCTGGGGTAGAAAAGTACGAAGCGGCAGGTATGTTACCTTGATAGGCCATGCCCTACTCCTTATGTAATGTCAAGATGGCTAAGAACAACGTCAGCAGATGATGCCGTATCCGATGTGACCTTAATTGCGTCACCCGGTTCTAGCACAACCTTCTGGTCGCCACCAACCACAATTAAAGAACCACCAACAGGCACTGGAGCATCTTTAACAAGGTACACACTGTCTACTGCTCCTGATGTACGACCTGAACCGTCAAGCTGTACATCTACAGTAATCTGTGATGTTACGATGTTAGCAATGCTCAGACCAATGATGGTGGTTTCGGTGGAAGCACCACAAGTTAGAATAGTCGCTGGGGACGTTCCAACTGCTGTGTCTGTTTCTGATAGGAAAGCGTTTGCCATTTCTTTACTCCAAATGTAGTATAATTATACCATACAATCTATTATATGTCAAGTATTTATTTAACCTAGTGCAATAGCAAATGCTAGTGCTGATGGGTCTGTTTCAGTTACAGTGATATTAGTTAACTGTGAACCATCAACAGCTGGTAGTCTTGCTGACCCATCCAAAACTACTACGTTACCTGCAGATGTTCCTGTGTCTGCTACAGCAGCAGTGCCAAGACCCAGTGTAGTACGCTGTGCAGAGGCATCCGCATCATCTAACAATGCTTTACCAGCAGTAGTTAGGTCATACGTAGAAGCAGTACCACTACCAGTAAACTGAATACCTTTGTCAGCAGCAGAAGTTAAACCAGCAATTGCTTGTAGTTCAGCATCTAGTCTTGCATTTGCAACTGTACCAGTTAACTGAGATGCATCAATACTTTTATTTGTAAGTGTTTGTGTACCTGTCAGTGTAGCTACAGTGCTATCAATATCTAAAGTAACATCACCTGTAGTGCCACCACCAGTAAGACCTGTTCCAGCAGTTACAGCAGTAATATCACCTACAGGTACAGTAGCTACTTGTGCATCTACATAGGCTTTAATTGATTGTTGTGTTGCTAAGTGAGAAGCACTGTCAGAAGACATAGTGTCTTCATCTTTAATGGAAGTTCCACTTATTGTACCGTTCAGCACAGCACTTGTCAAGGTTTTATTTGTAAAAGTTTGTGTGCCTGTTAAAGTAGCAACGGTACTGTCAATATCTAATGTTACGTCACCAGTAGTACCGCCACCTGTCAAGCCAGTACCTGCAGTAACAGCAGTAATGTCGCCTACTGGTACAGCAGCAACCTGTGTATCTACATAGCTTTTAATTGCTTTGGCAGATGCCAGTGTAGTATCAGTAGCAGCAACACTAGACAAGTCTGTATCTAGTACGCCAGACTTTAAATTGTCTACTTCAATGTTTGATACAGTGTTGTTGTCAACATCAATAGTTTTGTTTGTTAATGTTTCTGAACCAGCAAGTGTAGCAAAGCTGCCATCAGACAGTGCAGTGTTAAACTCTGCCGTAGTACCAGTAACAGTAGCCTCACTCAAGTCAACAGTAACTGTGTTGCTTGCACTATCAATTGTTTTGTTAGTAAGCGTCTGTGTACCAGCTAGTGTAGCTACAGTGCTGTCAATAGCAAAAGTAACAGTATTACCTGAACCAGCAGTATCAATGCCTGTGCCGCCTGTAAGCGTGAGAGTCTCGCTGTCAAGGTCAATATTAAGTGCGCCACCCGTGTCTGCTTGGAAGTCGAGGTCTTGTGCCGTGACCTGCGCATCAACATACGCCTTAATTGATTGCTGCGTAGCCAACGCTGTAGCACTGTTAGAGGATAAAGTATCTTCATCTAATATGTCCGTAACTGTAGTAGTCGGCATTGCAATGCTGTCAACGTAAGCAACACCATCAATATACAGGTCTTTAAACTCTGCACCTGATGCACCTAAGTCAACATCATTATCTGTTACCGGGACAATAGCACCATCCTGAACACGAATCTGTTCAGTAGATACTGTTGACACGTCTACAAAGAAACCAACACGGTTATTAGTGTCATCCACAACAACTTTGTTAATAGGCGTGGTAACACCGGGGTCGCCAATCAAACCAATAACTGGACCTTCACCAGCCGTGCCATCATGTTTGTGACCTGTCGTATTGCTAAAGACGTTTACGAGTTGGTCAAACTCATCGTTACTATCGGCTGCATTAATAATGTCACCGTCAGTATACGAAGATTGTCTAGTATATCCAGCCATTAGCGTCTTGCTCCTGCGTCAAATTCTAACTGAAATCCTTTAAGAGAGTATGGTGCAGATGTTCCTCTGTCATTTACTCGTAGTGCTACTGCAAATCCACTACCCTCAATAGGCTGTCTAAATAGTGGGTTTGATTGACCACCGTATGTTGCAGTACCATATGATGATGTACCATAAACCGCAACAACGGTAGCTGTATCAAATGGGTAAGCAGCAGGTCTAGCTACATTAGGTGATTCATAATCGTATCTTACAAACAAGTCAGCATTCACAGATGCTTCAGGTGCATAGTTAATAATAATACGCTGAAATGTTTTTCTTATGCCAGCATCACCCATTGATAAGTCAGGTGAACGATACTTGCCTGTAATTACATTGCCATCAAAGTCATTGCCTTGTTCTTGTCTGTACACGTAACCATCATATTCACCGTGTACTACAATGCTATCACCCTCAGATACAATGTAGTCTGTGCAACTTGGACGTATTCCACGAGTATCTGCAAACTCGTATTTATCACCTTTTCTTACACAAATAACACCAGTAGTATTTCCACGTGTAACATTTGAGTTAGAAAAGAAAATACGATACTGTGTTTTATTTGGTATGACTACGCTATCAAACTCATCAACATCCGATAAATCACTGAAGCGTCTTTGTACTGCACGGCTAATTGTACCAAGTTCAACGTCACCAATTCTTTCTGTACCAGCAATTGTTCGTAGTCCATCAGGACCAAGAAACACAATGTCACCAGCAAATTCTTGAATAGTAAAACCGTTTAAACAACCAATTTCTCTGGTAACAGGTTGAACTACAAAGTCAGCAATTGTGTTTCCAACTAATTTAAATATGCGTTCTTCACAGAAAATGTATAGTGCATCACGAAACGGAAACAAACCAGTAATGTTACTGTCTACGTTTAAAGTTCCTGAACCATTTGCAGTATTAAAATCATTATCTGTAAACGGTGAAGAAAATACTAAAGACTGTGGTGTACTAGACATACCAGCAAAAAATAAAGCATCTTTAAATCCCACTACGTATTGTGGGTCAGTAGGTGCGTTTGTAGTATTTATATCTGTTACTGTAGTGTTATCATACTTACTAGCGTGATTTGTACCATCCGCCCAAACAATATAATCTGTTCCACCAAGATTATAACGGAAGAATGTATATTTGCCAGCACCTGTTCTTCCACTGTCAATAGATGTCCAACTACCTGTTGTACCACCTTTGTAAATGCTTTCGCCTCTAGCAGCAAGAATATTGCCTTTAAAGTAAGCAGACATCAATACTTTTTCTGTATCTGATGCTGTGTAAGGTACTTCGTTGCTGTTCCATTTAGTGTAGCCAGAGATACGTCTGTACCCACCACGAATGTCAGGCTCAAAGTTTTGCAGTTCTAATGCCATACCCGGTTGCATAGAAAATGTAGATTGGTCTAATACCAGTCCACCTTCACAGGCAAAGACGTATGGGCTAAGTCCAGATTCGTCTGCCATTTATTATGCCCCCGATGGGAATATGGATGTACCGTAGCGTTGTGACCGTGGTAAATATGTAGAACGTACATAGTCGTAACTATTTAAGTACAGGCTTTGCATTTGTTTAATGCCTTCTTCAAAGCGTGTAAAGTTAATGCCATACTGCTGCGCTTCACCACGATACTGATAGCCGTATGCTGTAGCACCATCTACAATAACTTGACGAAACTGTTCAGGAATAAGCGGCACATCTGTTGCAGCACTCAATGATGTTGGCTTAATATATGCATCATACTTTAATGTATATGCAGCATCTGGATATGGATACAATCCGTAATTATTACTCGGTGTTCTAAACACAAAAATAGGCACACCGCCTACATCACTTGTTGTTTCTTGGTCAATGTACTTATCTACATATTCTTTATAGTCCAGTACGCGAAGGCTTACACCTGCTACGCCAAGACTTTCATCTTTACTAATTCGGAATGTTTCATAGTCTGCATGGTACACTGTGCTATCAAAGTTGTATCGTGCTGTACCTGCGACAAGTGTTTGGCTTTGTTCTGCGTGACTAAAGCCCCATCCAAACTCACGTTGAAAAACATAATTAATGGCATCATTTACCGCATTTTTACATTGTGTTTGAAAGCCTCGCGCACTAGAAAACGAAGCAGCAGTTAGCGATACTTCGTTAAAACGGGCAAGCACTTCATTTGTAATGTCTAAGTATGTATATGCCATCTAAAATCCTCATAAGAATGAGAGGGCAAGTTGCCCTGCCCCCTCACTTATTATTTAGGCAAGTGTGTCACGGTCTACTTCGTCAGCAGTGCGTGGTGCAGTCATGTCAATGACGACAGCCCATACACGTACTTTACCAGCAGTACCAGTGCCAGTGACAGTTGAAACAACGTCAATGGTATCATCAGCAGTTGTACCTTGTGGTACAGCAGCTTCTGTGATGATGTCACCTACTGAGCCAGCTTGCAGGTTAATTGCAGTCACGATGTCTGCTGAACCAATTGAAAGGTCAGCAACGTGTGCAGATGAACCAGCACAGGCTTCAGTTATTACAGCACCAGCAGACAGTACCAATGAGTTAGCAGGAATGCTAACAGCAGTAACTGTGCCAGATGCGGTAGGAAGGGTTACTTCGGCTTCGTATAAACGTGCGCCTTTAGCAACGGTCTGTGAAAGAGTAGCCATTGTCTAAATTCCCCCTATACCAAGTTGTACTTTGCGTTCACAAGTGCTTCTGGACGAAGAATCTTGCGACCGTAAAGGTGCATACCACGAACGATGTCAGCGAAGCTGTCAGGGTCACGGTAGGTTTCAGTTTTGTTGATTTGCTCTGCAGTAGCAACAGCAGAATCATGACCACCAACCATTAGGCCGTAGTTGGAAGAGTTAGTACCACCAGTTGTTGATGGACCAGTTCCAATTGTAGGCAGGTTGTTGGAAACGTAGATACGGAAACCATGCAGGTTATTTAGAATGAGACCATTCTGTAGACCTGAACCGCCGAAATCAGCATTGAACAGACGTGAGTCTTCGTCCATGAGGATTTCTTTGAATACAGGGTCAATAACCAACCAGCGACCTTGTGTATCAACATTCTGTTGGTCTAGCTTACGAGCCATACGAGCAACAATCTGCAGTGCGTTGGCATTACCTGAACCAACTGTTGCAGAAGCTGCGCCGCCAGAACGTGGCTGAATACCAATAGAGTCACCTGCTGAACCGCCAAAGTCATCAGCTTCCAGTTTCATGGAAGACAGAAGTTCGTCAGAACCAGCAGTTGAAACAGCCTTTGAACCGTTAACAGTTGTGTTAACAGCATCTGCATTTGAATGCAGAGCAGACTGCTTGTAGCCTGACAAGTAGCCAAGAACGTCTTGGTCAAACTGGTCAGCAAGGCGATACGCAGCACGGTCACTTGCCAGAGACTGGAAGTTAACGTGTGAGTGTGCCTCTTCAATGTCGTCAACCTTAAATGCAAAGTAGTTAGCTTTGTCAATGGTAAGGCTGAAGTCTTCATCGTCTAGGTCTTGTGCAGTGATTTGTGTCCCACGTGCATAAGCCTGAACTGAGATTTCGGGTTCCTTAATAATCTTAACGGAATCGCCCATGTTTGCAATCTCACCAAAGTAGTCGGAGTTGGTGATTGCTTCGCAAATAGCAGACTTGCGGAAAGCAAGCTGCACCTGTTTGCTGTAGATTACAGGCGAAAAATTACCGTTAGGAAGATTACCATACCCGGCTGCGGTAGTAAAAGCCATGATATATTCTCCTAATGTTGGCTGTTTTTCAGTACAGATGCAAACTTACCAGACTAATCAGAGGCTGATTCACTATGGGTGCGTATCCTATCTAGTTGGCCTACCAGACAATTAACGGGCCATGCTCTTCAGGTAATCCGTAAGACGGTACTGTTTGCGTGGTAGTGTAAGCAAGTAGCTAACCCACTTACACTATTGTTGACTATAGTTATACTTATAATAAACTACTTGTCAACACTTTTTTTATATTATCTGGCAGAACCAGACATATCATAGATAAACTTTCCACTACGGATAGCTTCCATGATTTCATCAGAACGCTTCTCATATTCTTGAGGAGACATTTTCTGAACTTGAGATTCACGTAAATAAGTAGATGCCTCATCACTCTGTGGCTTACTACGTGAGTTACGTGTTTCAACTGATTTCGCTGCATCTTTGCCGTTACTAGGTTTCTTTTCAGTGATACCTTTATCAGCTTTGTACAGGTCAATTGCTCTTGCAGCAGACCTTGCGTCATTGTCATTGTCATACAATGCATCCTGTACCCACTTAGGTTGTTCTTCAGCCCACTCGTGAAACTCATCGCTGTCACGGATGTCACCAAAGTCAGGATGTATACGCATTAGTTCTGCTTCAGCTTTTTCTTTCTTTGCAGACGACTGCAT